CAGATACCTTTGTGTTTTGTCTTTCAATAACGTTTTCTGTAATTTCTTCCATGATTTCCCCCATTAGTTAATGCTCTCATTCCAAACTGGAATAAATCTTCCATCTTCGGTTCTTGTATAAACAAGTATACCATCGCCCGTTCTACGTGTCAATTCTTGACTAGTAGGTGTCATATTATTTGTTATTAAGTTATCTTTTCTTGGTCTTCCAATATGTATACTTGCAAGTATATCACGTATCTCTTTTACTTGCGATTCAGAATAGTATGCTCTTACTTGCCAATGACGAACACCGTTTAACTGTGAGCCCATTGGTGGAGGAATAACTCCTCGTTTAATTAATGATGGAAAATATTTTCTATGTCTATTGACAAGTCTTGCAGTTTCTGATACAGTATAAGCTTTTTGCCTATTCTTTCTAAAATCAGAACGAAGACAAGTTTCTATTCTATCTTTTGTAATATTATAAACAGAGACCATTCCAGTAGATCTTGAACTATGATAGAGCCTAACTAAGTCACCATTGAGGAACCAAATTTTTTTGTTTCCACTAATTACAGACTGACTATTGTAGTCTTTGCTCTCAAGTTTTCTTGGTTTAAAATCCATCTACCCTCCTTGCTGTCTGACGGTGGATGAAAAAATTTTCTTGAACCACAACAGACGCAATAAGTCTCAATATGTATTTGGCTAGAATATTGTCTATCAACAAACATTCTGCCACTGCATTTACCGCAATGCATTACCCAGTCCCCTTTAGTTTGGTATACCAATAATGATAAGGTGTACTATCAAAGAAAGATTTCCAGATGCACCAAATCTTACAATGCCTTCTACTCTTGAAGTAGTTACACTTCTTAAAATAACATTAACATTTTCTCCTGCTGGCGTATTTCCAATATTTACCGCTGTTGCTGATGCAATTGGAGCATACTTAAAATCTGATGGAAAGTCATATGAAAATGTTTTTTCATTGCCAGCACTTACCGTAGAATTACTAGCAACATCTACATATCCACCAACAACCCTCGCTTCTGATGTTTTAATACTTTGTTTTCCAGCAGACACGGTGTCAACTGTAGTGTAATTATATGTTGCTGATGAAACCTGTGTAGACAAATCATTTACAGTATCAACTAACTGATAAATATATGTTAAATCTAGAGGTTGTCCTCGTTCTGGTAGCGGTACTTTAGCCATTATCTCTCCATTATATCATTAAACAGTCTGATTGAGCAATCTATAAACTTTTAAAAATGGTGTTCCAGCAGCACCGTCTGATCTTTCAATAGGATACCCTGGAATATAAATTTCAATGCTCATTCTATTTGGTGCACTTCCTTGTACAACTCCGTTAACTGTATAGGTTGTTGGAATTGGCAAAGATAGAGATGTTGTAGACAGTCGTTCTTTATATAACCAGTCTCCATTACCACCGCCTTGGTCCCATCTAACCCAAAAATCATACTGAGATTCTTTTTTAATGAAGTAGGTATTTGCTCCATCAACTTTATTTACTGTTACTGAATCCCAAACCACGGAAGCAATATTTCCAGCTTTGTTAAACTGTATAATTCCAGGAACATATGTAAAATCTGGATCAATCAGATAGATAGGAGACCAATGAGAAATTCTGTTCTTATCATCTGATACAATTCTATATCTTAATGAGTACCCCTGTGTTTCGCTATTAACTGCAGGTAAATCTGAAAGTGGTGTTTTAAACTTCTTAATTGTTTCATTAGCCATTATGTTACACCAACTGAAAATCTAAATTCAATATAATTGCTCGTGTTTGGTGATTTAATAATTGTTTCTGCATCTGTATTTTTTATAACAGAGTACCCAGTTAATCCATATAAAGGATTAGTTGTTGCAACATTTTCTAGTCTAAGTGCATCTAGCGCAATATAGTAATTACTAGATGGAACACCTGAAACAAGAACACAAGCATAAATTTTTACTACAGTAACTGCATTCCAGCTAAATCCTTGTGTCCGATAAAGTTCTCCCAATTGTGATGTGATAACATAATATCTATTATCTGCAAAGTCATACGTTCCTCCGTAGCCATTTCCATCTTCTAATTCAATTTCAAATCTTGCAAATTCGCTTGGATTTTCTTCATCTGTTGTGGCAAAATCTACAAGAATTCTAACTGTATCTGGTACTGAAGAAGAGCTTCCAGTTTTGCTGATAATAGAAAAAGCAAGTCGTAATTCATCATCTGGGGAATTTCTGTCAAAATTAACATCTGCTCCAGTTAAATGTATGTGATTAGATCCAGGTTCAATAAAAAAGTGACCAGCAGGAAATCCAGTACTTGCATCAATTGTTAAATCTGAATCATCTCCACGAATTAAAATAATATTATTTAAAAATCTTGCACGTTCATATCTTTCTGGGCGTGGTGTTTTGTAAAATATAGAGTTATCAGCATTTGTTTGAAATACTTTATTAGTCGTTGCAATAACGTTATTATCTAGTGGGTCATCTAGTGGCTCTGTTATTGTTGGAATAATTGTTGCTGCAACATCAGTGTGGTACTGCCAGTTTTCTCCTTGAGTAAAGGCAAACACTGTTTTGCTATCATATGCTCCAGCAGATGGGTTTGATCCTGCTGAATATAATCCAATTTCAGTTATTTCATATCTTTCTTCAGTTGGTAACTCTGCAGTAAGAACTAATTTTTCTGTTCCGCCATCATTTATAAATCCCCTAGAAGAAATTGGAACCCTAAACATTTCAAAATCAAGATTCTCTTTAAGTGAGTAGTCTCCATATGAATCAGCAGTTGCAAGAGGTTGTGCCCCACAGCCAATGGCAATGTATGAAGCGTATGCTGGAGCTTGTCCAAGCAAATACTTCCCAATTATAGATTTTCCAATATCAGTTATCATTTTAAATTACCGCCTCATATATTGTACCACTTATAGTGATCTCTAACTCTATTTGTTCATCTGATTGTAAATTTATTGCCTCAATAATAAGATTTCCTGCTGCTGGATCAATATAAACGTGTGCCCCGCCTGGACCAGTTGGTTCATTTGGAACTTTATCATCAAACTTGATAGGAAAGTTTTGAAAGTATTTGTCTGAAGTTCCTTGAAGATTAACTATATTATTAGGGTTATATTCTTGCTGTATGGAATTTAGATTCTTAATAATCTGATAAATGATTTCTTGTCCATTAACAGTATCATTACGGGCAATACTGATTAATTCTTGACCACCAATTTCTTCAAAAATTAAATCAAACATTAATTCATCAGTAATCGAATCATCTTTAAATAAAATTGTGTCTATTGGTGCTGTAAGTACTGGATTAACGTTATTGTTTGATACGGACGTACCAATACTTGATGGTGTTTGTGGTGTAGCTGAAATAGAGCTTCCAGTTGTCATTTTATACCTCGCTTAAATATACTGTCATAGATGGACCCTCAAGTGTTCTTTTATAAGAAATATTATACACAACAAATCTATTAGAATCACTTGCTACTAAATTTAAGTTATCATTGTTTTTATAATCAATTGTAACTATGTCTCCTAATTGCAGGGTAGGAATTGAGAAAAGTTCAATACCTATTGATTTTTTAGGTAACATAACTTTGCTAATAATCCAGCCCATTAAATCGTTTGCATCGTCTTGAGTTTGAATATATGGACTTTCAATAGAAAAATCATTTTTTCCATAAATAAGCCTACTTAACTTTATTTCATCATACTTTGCTTTTTGTACAAGTGGAGATGTTATAAGAGTACTTCCTTCTAATTGTGGATCAGATAGGTTCCCTTCTTTTTTAAAATACTCATCTACTGTTAATTGGTATGTAGTATCTTGTGTAAATGTTATACCCTGAATTCTTAAATAGTTTCCTGTTGTTTCATCTAAGTTTAATGCTGTATCTGAAGCGTTAAATATTAAAAACTCAGCACCATATGAATCTGCCTGAAAACCAGAAATTGAGTAGCCCTTTATTCTATTAAATGTTGGAGATAGTTGAGCATATAGTGCAGGATATGAACGATCATACTTAATATCAAAATAGGCACATTCACGCATAATAGAACCAAATTCTTCAAAATACATATTATATTTTGTTGGTTGTTCTGAACTTATACCAGTAAGATATGTTCCCTGAATTAAACCACTGATTGCATATTTTCTAAATGATTCATTTGCATCTATCTCACTATCTCCAAAAACATCGGAAAGGGTTTGTCCAACAACTGACACTGTATTTTGTGCATAGTTATTAGTTAAGGCGTATAGATTTTCAAACATTACTCGTGAAGATCCTCTTACAAAAGGAGCAATGTTATTATAGATTGGAAGTGGGTCTGTGTCATCAACAATCTTAATTAGCTTATTGTTTATATATAAATAAAATCTGCGAAGCGTTCCAATGTCTTGATATTCAACTGATAAATCATATACCGTTGGTTTATCTTCTCCAGCCATTCTGTACTGTCCAGTAAACTTTCCATCATCAACAATGATGCTTGTTAAACCACCCCAAAGTTTTACTGGTATAGCATCATTATTTGATGCGTCTTTTTTTACTTTATAAAAAACAACATTGTTAACATTTACCTCTGCTTGCCCATTTTTATCAAGTTTTAGATAAGACTCAATATTTGTTTCTGTTAATGCAATAATTTCAAAATAATATCCATTATTTGTTTCTGGATTAAGCATAACTGCTAAGCCTCCAGAGCCTCCTCCGATGCTTGTATTTTGATCTGTTTTTACAGAATTTACCTGATAATAAGATGTGCTGCCAATTGGTGTTTGTCCACGAATTTCATTATTTTCAATTTTTCCAATAATTCTCATTCTAGTACCAAAACTTCTGTATGCATTATCTAATTGTTTATACTGATAAGAAATAAAGTCTATAGGAGTTTCAGTTGTTTTAAATGATGGTCCATTCATAACGAGTGCAGAAGATTGAATAGTTCCAGATTGTGTTGACTTTAAACTATTTACATCTGTTTCTGTCAAGAAACTACTTGACATAAAATTTTTAATAATTCCAGTTCTTGTTGTTTGTCTAGCAAGGTCATTGCTTATTCCTGCAGCACCTACTATAGTTGCTGGGACTGATAGATTTTGATCTAGTGTCGTTGTAAACAAATATTGGCTTTGCATATTACAGCCACGAACATATGCATTATCAGACCAGTACTGGCTAACTCCTGCGCTATGAGATACAACTGGGGTTCCAAATTGTCCTCTACCGCTTTCATACACTGCTCCTGGCTGAAGTCTTTCTGTTCCATCTATTGTTTCATAGTAAGGTGTTGAAAATATTCTTATAAGTCCTGTAGGATATATTTTTCCATTAAATGGAATCGAAGCAAAATATTTTTGATATTCTTGGTTACTGCTAATCCATACATTTCCAACACCAGTAACATTAAACTCTGCTGCATCATATCTTATAACTTCTCCACCAGAATAAAAATATCCTTGATACCTAGTTAGCCAATATACATTTTCACCAATATCCATAATGTTATTTACCACAATGCCATTTTCTACAATAGGAAGGCTTGCAGTTAAATCAGAATTTAGTGGCATTGCTCCAAGTACATATTTGCCTTCTTTAGAGGCAATCTCATTTATTGTTTTTGTATTATCAGTACCAGAAACTTCCCAAAGCAGTGCAGGCTTATATATCCATGTTTTATCTTTATCAACCATCTGAGACTGTCTTCTACTTCCATAAGATCTTTGAATATACCTTGCTGTGTATGAGATGTTGCCACCATTGTAAACCTTTTTATCTTCAGATGCTATAGCAATAATATTTGGAAGGTTTCCAGAAGTAGAATTTTCTACCACTCCAGAATCTGTTTGATTATTTGTTCCAGATAAAACAAAGTCCGTAGTTCTTTGTGTTGCATCTGGCATTAAATAGTTCTTACTCATTACTATAAAATTGTTATATTCGTCAAAAAACATTGCGCTTTGTGTAGCAACTGCTAACTGGTTTAACACTTCTGCAACATTTTGATCTGGTGCAACAAAAAAATATGGAATTATAGGATCGGATTCTGTATCAAGTCTTCTAAAAAAATAATTACTAAATCCAATATAATCTAACAATGTTACTATTGCCATACTCAAAGATGTTTCTGTCATTAATAGTCTTGGTGCAGGCATTGATTCTATAAAAAAATATAAGTCACGTAATTCAATACTTAATGTTCCACTAGTTATGTTTGCTTGTGGCATACCCTCTGAATATAATGTCTTTATTGGAACATAGTAATCATTTTCCTCAACATTAACAATTATTTCATAAAAATTAAACTTAATATTTTTTCTAATATATTTAGCAATAATGCTTGAAGTGTTATATTCATTAAATGCTTGGTCATCATCAAAAATAGAAAGTGATCCAGTTGAAGCAAGCAGCTGCCCTACTGGAAGAGATGTAACTCCTATATCTGATAAAGTTTTTGTAACTGAAAAGTCAATCACCTTATCAGAGATATCTACTACTAATCTTGGTGACATTTCAATTAGATCAAAAGTAGAATCAAATTTATTCATTACTTCTACAACAATTCTAATTCCCTGCATGTATGCAAACTCTCTGTACACAACAGATCCATTTACGCTATTTATAAATTGTTCTGGAGATGTAAGGTCTTTTACAAAATTTGTTTTATTTGTTATTGCTTCTGAACCAAGGTTCCAATTATATTCGGGGGTAAAAGAATCATATCCGCTATCTATGCCTGTGCCTGTGTATATATAAAATGTACCCTGGTCTCCTTCATTTGGTACAACTAAATAAGCATATCCAACTGGTGCTGATTCTGGTCTTAAAGTTATTGAAGATATTTTTTCTGCATAAACAAATATATCTTTATATCTTTCTGGTACTACTAAACCATATTCTAATTCTACATATCCATCTGGTCCGATAATTGGAGACCCATCTGACCTTGTGTCTGCTTCTGTAAAAGAACGTAAGTCTACCCAATTATTATTAGATAGATATTGTATCTTCCACCTAGAAGGAGTTGTTTTGTTTTCATTCCCAAATAAAGGATCATTAATATATCTAGTGCTTGTTGTAAAGGGTCCCAAATCAACCGAACCAACATTTGTTTGCATTTTTATAATAACTCTATTTGCTGGAACCTGCTCTTTGTAAACAACAAACGGTACTGCATCATCTATATAATTTAATCCATTAGATATATTATTTGCAATACCACGTTCAATATTATTTTCTGTTCTGTACGAAGTCCAGTATTTAAATTCATCATATCTAGATGGCATGTAATATCTTGGCCTTTGTGACATTAGTTCTCCAGAATTTCCAACATATTTTCCTGCAAAATATAAAGGTTTGTTAATTCCAGATCTTGGTCTAAAAGGTTTTAGGCAATCTTCTAAAGAATACATCATCTTCATTTTGTCTTTTGGCAATGTAAACTGTTG